CAAAGTATATCTTGGCCTGATTCTTGACATCGGTATAGCGCTTCACCCACATATCAATGCGTGATCTGAATGCGGCCCTAAACTCTTCAATCGTTCCTGATTGTGCCGCCGTGATTGCAGTACCCAAGTCAAGGATATGCTCATACTCTGCATTGATGATGGCTTGTATCTCTGCGCGGTCATCGTCTGTCATATCCTTTGGAGATACGCCCATTTCGAGTGCGCCCTCGTTGAATGCGCGTGTCAACTGGTTACTAATCGCCGTCGTAAAGTCAGTGATGAATACGCCGGGGTCACCTCCACGGTACAGGTCGAGTGCATACTTCCACAGTTGCCGGTCATAGGTATCGATGGACTTCAATACCTCAAGCGCACGTGCGGATAGATGGTTTTTGACCTCTGGCACGAGTTCCACGGCCCTATTCAGGAATAGCAACATTTTCACATGCCTTGTTGATTGCGTCTGCTAATTCCAGTATAGCAATGTCTGATTTTATATCTGGAATAACTTCATCAAGATTAAATGCCTGTTTTATTGCCTCTTCACTGTCCGCTAATTCCAGCCCGCAACGGATACCCTCTGCAATATCATCTGGTAATGTCTTGACCTCGAACGCGAATGTCAACGACTCGCCCTTCTTGAAGTGCCGGAATGCAAACTTGCGCCATAATTCCATTTCGTGCAATTGGTCAACATTCGGGATGAATTTGGCAACTTTTTCTTTTTCTTTTTGCAGGGCATCAGGTTTTTCCTCCTTCCCGTTATCAGAAGATGATTGTTTATCGGCTAATGCTAATTTATCCTGCATCAGCTTAGATTGTGCATCCGCAGCGGCTTGATCTGCCTCTGCTTGCATTTCGTCTAGCATTTCGTACTCAATGCCCTCGGGCAGTTCGATGCCAACAATTTGAGCGGCTATAGATGGTTTCATTTTCGCGGTGACATATGTTGAGTACGCACCCGCGCGGGCTACCTCATCCTCTTGGCCGGGGTCTGTCATTTCAGGCCGGAAGACGAACTTATACCCTAACGGCTTGAATAGCTTGTCTGTCATTTCCTCGGCCATGAACGAACACCACGGGCCTAAACTGTTTTCGTACCAGCCCTTGTATTCCACCTGCGCGGTCGCATAGTTGGCAGAGTTAGCCAGCAACAGGGAAAGCGGCATACCGATAGACATTGCCACATCTTCTATCTTTGACTTGGTCAGAGATTCGTCTTTTAGCGTGTCAACCCCTTCGCCGATGGTTTGTGCTTCAAGTCCGCCTGCCGCATCTACACCCTGGAATACCTTGCCTAGCCACTTATAGGCTCCGGATATAATCTTAGTCCACTTCTCTTCAATTCTATCAACATTCTCTTTAGTGGTCATACCCTTCAATACCAACATGGTAGGCTTGATGCCGCCACGCTTGAAGAATGCGTTTACAAAGTGATCTGAATAAAACAGGATGCCGGCAGCCGCGCACATTGCCTGAAATTCAGTTGACTTGGACGGCAAAAGTTCTGTGGTGTGATCCATGCGCCACATCCAGAAAATAGGGTTTTTCGCGCCTAATGGATAATATTTAGAACCGTTACCCAGCGTTCTTGTAAATCCCGATAGCCCGCCGCTATTCTCTATATCCAGCTTAGGAGCTATCGTAGTCGGTACAATGTACCGCAAGTTCTTACCGGTTGGCCTGATGTTTTCCATAAATCCATAGGCTGAATTGGTCATGGTCAGGGACATACGCCATAAACGGATTAGCTCGTTCGGTTTTGGCATAAACCCGACAACGTTCTGCCAGTCGTCGGATGTGTCAATGTCCTTGCCTGCTTTATCAACCAACGCAAAAGGAATATTGGCCGTTGCGGACGCGGTCAGGTTCACAGCGCGAAAAACGGCGGACACAGTAGAATAAAAATCCTCTTTGCCGTCGTCCTCATCTTCACCGTAGAAGTGCCATGCCTCATTTGGAAATTGCGGGAGGTCAATGGATTTAACCCCGTCTGTCATAATGTATCTATTCATAAATACCTCCCAATAATCAACTCATAAGCCATAGACCACCACCACTAATTGAGTACCAAGCCAGAGCAAGCGACATAACGCAATCGTCATGTAAGCCCTCTGGCGCTGAATACTGGAACGACCCCGAGATAGACCGCTTGCTTTCAAACGATAATAATTCACCAATAAGAACGGGGTTATCCAATATCTTTATACTGTCATGCTCAAATGCGGATTGTAACGCCTGAATTATATTCTGTTTCGTTGTGTTTGTCGTGGTGAATGGAGTAACGCCAACGCCGCGCTGCACCAGGTGATCGATAACCGGCCGGCCAATACTGTTTGCTTCAACGACCATGCCGGATAGATGCCATTTGTTATAGACCTGCAATAACCGATCTTCAAGGGTAGGGTAGTCAACCCGGTTGAAGCGATCCATAAATACTTGTTCTTTTGTAACCATATCCATAACGCACACGACGGTATAGTCAACCTCGGAAGCAACGTCAACACCAGCAACATAGTTATGCCCGTCGAGCGGTTTATCCAGCAGTACGGCCGTTGCCGCCTCTTGTATCCTGCGGAATACAGCGCCTTCCATTGAAACGAATTGCGCCATGATTTCCTGATTGAATAATAGTTCAGGAGTAGTGCGCTTTATCTCTTCAATCTCTGAAACTGGAATGTATGGATTGTCATAAGTGGAATACTGGAACGACGACCATTCTTTTTCTAATGGATCTCGGCCACGGTCAAACAATGCCTTGAAATAATTCAATCCTTTGGGAGTAGAACCAATGAACGCCCCACCCTTCAAGTCTGCCAACGTGATCCTGATTACGGCGTTCCATGAATATTCAAGGTGTGGTACTTTGGCTGCCTCATTAACTACCACACGTTTATAATGCCGTCCTCTGGAAGCGTCCTTGTCCTGTAATGACCACATTTCAATGTACCCGCCGTTTTTCAGGTCAAGCCGTTTTTCCATCTCTGATTTACGCCGGGTTATTGGCTGCATGACATGACAGAACCAGTTCCAGTTTTCCATCAACGATTTGTATTCAGGCTCATACCAGGCAGTAGGTTCACCGGCTAATACACCGTCACATATATAATTGCGCTCCAGAATGTCCTTACCGAACCGCCTGCCGCAATCTGCCACATTGAACCTATTTAGATTCCGGTGTATCACCGCTTGGTTCGGGTGGTACATCGGCAACTGGATACGGGTTATTGACATATTCTATTTGGATTGCCCCTCCGTCATTACCTGATAACTCTATTGCCTGCGGCACTTTCCCGAACGCCACCTCTATAAAATCCTTCTGGTACTTCTTGTCCGTCAGCCACTGGTACATAATCAACTGTGCATTTGTGACCGGCTTGCCGTTGTACAGGATAGGGTTGCCGTTCTTATCCACTGCCTGCTCGGATGCCATATCAACAGCAAGGGCGCGAAGTTTATCAAAGCTCTTCGGCCTGCCTTTGCGGTTGATGCGCGGATCATCTTTCTTGAATGGGATTAGGTCTTTAGTCGTCATAATGTTCTGTTTTCGTTCTGTATTAGTCTATCCGCTCGATCTCGATGCCGGGGAACGCGGTCGCCATGCGTTCGAGTATTACCGCGCAGTAATTAGGTATACCCTCAATAACACGCGATATTCTTTTGGTGTTTTCGCACGTTAGCATGGTTGTTCCGGTTCCACCATAAAAATCAATAATAATGTCCCCTTCTTTTGAGTAATCAGGAATAACTGCGTCATATAGTTTTACTGGCTTTTGTGTTGGGTGAAATCTTTCTTTCTCTTTTCCTATCAAGCCGTTGTATGTGATTTCATACTTCTTTACTGATTTACGCTCGAAAGAAGTCCACGCTAACTCGCAATCTCCAAAGGTTGGCATGGTGTTATTTTTATCCCATACAATCCAATGTGTTGATTGTGGCAAAATGTCTGCAAAGAAGTTGCCGCCCCAAATAATAGAATTAGCGGCTAGGGATAGCATAAATTCAAACTGCTCTTTTGATGGTCTAACACTGTCCCACTCATCAGAATATTGGCGGCGGGCGATAGGTGTACCAAAGCCCCCAAAGCCCTCAAAGCCCTCAAAGCCCTCATCCCTTTCAATTCCATAAGGTGGGTCACTAAAGTTCAGCGTTATCTTTTCGCCCTGCGTCACCCGCTCCACATCTTCCCGCTTCGTGCTATCCCCACACAACAGTCGATGCTTCCCTATCTGCCACAAATCACCCGTCTTGACCTGCCACTTCTCATTCAGTTCAGCGGCTCGGTCAATCTGTGGTTCGGCATCGGCCACAGGCGGATTGGGATTGTCAAACCCCCACTCCTTCAGTTCCAGCGGCTCGAAGTCTACCGCTATCTGGTCAGGCTTCCATGCAAGGTCAACCTCGGAAATCTTGTTATCAGCATAAGCCAACTGCCTTGCCCGCTTGTCAGTCTCGGAATATAAGTCAAGATCAGTCCGCTTGACTACCACTAACTCATTACCGTCTGTTTCTATGATACGAACGGGCAGGTCAATGTCTGCGGCTGTTTCCAGAGTTTTGTTACCGGCTATAACGTTGCCGTCTTTGTCGGTTAATATCGAACGCCCCGCGCCTAATTGACGTAGGGATTTCTCAAGTAGACCGCGTCCGCGTTGTGTACCTTCATTAGCGTTCTCGCGGTCAGGGGTTAGACCAGCTTCAAAGATATTAGTCATAATGCGGCTTTGCTTTCAACGGCAGTCTATCCCACCAATCCAGGAACTCCTGCCCGTGTTCGCCCAGTTGTTTATTGTAGAACTGTCTCCGATGCTCATAGCAGGATGCTTCGCCTGACATGTGGCACTCGCGGCATAACAGTTCAAGGTTGAATTCGTTGTCTAATTCAGGGTGCTTCTTAGAACGGCCAACTAAACAATGGTGTTTGTCGGTTGCAGGTCGTCCGCACATATTACACGGTTCGATCATATTCGATAGGGGAGAACGGCGTACCAGTAAAATACCGATAATCAGCCTTGATTTGTGCCGTCAAATGCCGTTCTCCCCGTATCTGCATTATTTGGCCTTGCCTTCGGACAACAGTTTGAACAATACAGTTGCCGTAGTAAAGACCACGCCGAACGCATCTCCGACCTGTTTCGGATCAATCAATTCACCGGTGACTTGCCCGTTGATGATCGCGATTGCCAGACCAAGAGCGAATGACACAGCCACGGCCAGACCGAGAGCAGTATTACCGGCCAGCCCGAACTTATCCTTCAAAGCCTGAACGATAGGAACGCCCAAGATACCCGTAATCGCGGTGATGAACAAAAGTAAAA